GGCAACTGGGCGATCAAATCTTCGAGCAGTGCTTCGTAGAGCATCTTCTCGCGCGCCAGGGCGCGGCTCTTCGCCGACAGGGCCTTGTCTTCGAACGCCTTCAGTTCCGGCGTAATGAAGCGCTCGGCACCTTTTAACGTCTGGCGACGGATATAGTCTGCCGGCGCCGATTCGGCCTGCTTGCTTGGCAACTCGATGAAGTAGCCATGAATGCGGTTGTAACCGACTTTCAGGTGCGACAGACCGGTACGGGCCTTCTCGCGTGCTTCGAGGTCGATCAGGAACTGCCCGGCGTTTTCGCTGAGCGATTGCAAGTCGTCCAACTCGGCGTCGTAACCGGTTTTCAACACGCCGCCGTCACGGATCACGGCGGGCGGGTTGTCGATGATAGCTTTTGCCAGCAGCGCCGCCAGTTCCGGGTAGGTGCTGGTGGTCTTCGCCAGTTGGATGATGTGCGGAGCTTCCAGCTCAGTCATCGCCACTTGCAACTCAGGCAATGCACCGAGCGCATCGCGCAGGCGAGCCAGGTCGCGAGGGCGGGCATTACGCAGGCCGATCCGCGCCAGGATTCGCTCGATGTCGCCAATTTCCTTGAGCTGCGGTTGCAGCTTTTCGAAACGGTAACCGTCGAGCAGGCAGGTAATCGAGGTCTGGCGCGCCAGCAATACGGTCAGATCCCGCAGCGGACGGTTCAGCCAACGGGTCAGCAGGCGGCTGCCCATGGCGGTCTGGCAGCGATCGACCACCGATTGCAACGTGTTGTCGCGACCGCCGGCCAGGTTGGTGTCCAGTTCCAGGTTGCGACGGCTCGCGCCGTCCAGCACCACGGTGTCGTCCAGGCGTTCGTGGCGCAGGCTGCGCAAATGGGGCAGGGCGGTGCGCTGGGTTTCCTTGGCGTAGCTGAGCAGGCAACCGGCGGCGCCGATGGCCAGGGTCAGGTTCTCGCAGCCGAAACCTTTCAGGTCCTGGGTGGAAAACTGCTGGCAAAGACTTTTCAGCGCCGAATCACGTTCGAAATCCCACGGCGCACGGCGACGAACCCCACGACGTTTTTCCGCCGGCAGGTCTTTCGGCCAATCATCCGGGATCATCAGCTCCACTGGATTGACGCGCTCCAGTTCTGCCAGCAGGTTTTCCCAGCCCTTGATCTCCAGCACGGTGAAGTTGCCGCTGGTGATATCCAGCACCGCCAGGCCAAACAGACGTTCGTCACCCAGCACCGCTGCGATCAGGTTGTCCCGACGCTCATCCAGCAGCGCTTCGTCACTGACCGTACCCGGCGTGATGATCCGCACCACCTGACGATCCACCGGCCCTTTGCTGGTTGCCGGGTCGCCGACCTGCTCGCAGATCACCACCGACTCGCCGAGCTTGACCAGTTTCGCCAGGTAACCTTCCGCGGCATGGTAAGGAATCCCACACATCGGAATCGCCTGACCCGCCGACTGCCCACGGGCGGTCAGGGTGATGTCCAGCAATTTGGCGGCCTTCTTCGCGTCTTCATAGAAGATTTCGTAGAAGTCGCCCATGCGGTAGAACATCAGCTGGTCAGGGTGCTGGTTTTTCAGGCGCCAGTACTGCTGCATCATTGGCGTGTGGGAGGACAGATCAGAGAGGGCTTTATTCATCGGGTAATCAGGCAAATTCGTTGAAAGGTGTAGGGCAAAGGAGGGGCATCGGCCCGGCTTTTCCGCGATGGGCGCAAGGTTAACATGGGCGGTCCACCCGACGCAGGCATGAAAGCCCCGCGATACATTTCTTCTGTCTATGCACGACATATGCGCAATTTATGCAATTTGGCATTTGTCTTCCGCGAAAAGAACAAGCACTATGCGCTTTATGCAAAAACGCAATGTTTCTACCGTCTTAAGAGCGCTGCTCGATCAGCACGGGATCTCCCCCACGGAGCTTCACCGTCGCACCGGCGTGCCTCAATCCACTCTCTCGCGGATCCTCAGCGGGAAGATCGTCGATCCCTCGGATAAACACATCTCGAAGATTGCCGAGTACTTCGCCGTGAGCACCGACCAGTTGCGGGGCCGTGCGGATGTCGCGCCGGCAGCCAGCACCGGGCGCGATCAATTGCATTCGGAACTCAAGGACATAAGTCTGTGGGATGACGATACGCCCGTCGATGATGACGAGGTATCGGTCCCCTTTCTTCGCGAGGTTGAATTGGCTGCAGGATCAGGAAGGTTCGTCATCGAAGAGAGCGAGCGCTCTAGCCTGCGCTTCGGCAAGCGGAGTCTGCGCCACAACGGCGTTCAGTTCGACCAGGCCAAATGCGTGACGGTGCGCGGCAACAGTATGTTGCCGGTACTGCGCGACGGCGCCACCGTCGGCGTTAATGCCGGCAAGTGCGGGATCGGCGATATCGTGGATGGCGACCTTTATGCCATCAACCATAACGGCCAGCTGCGGGTGAAACAGCTTTATCGCCTGCCTACCGGGATACGCCTGCGCAGCTTCAATCGCGACGAACATCCGGACGAGGACTACACCTTCCAGGAAATCCAGGAAGAGCAGATTGTCATCCTCGGTCACGTCTTCTGGTGGGGCATGTACGCCCGTTAACCTCACCGCTGTCAGATAAAACCCGCCATCGAGCGGGTTTTTTTCGCCTGCCAAAAACCACCAGCGCCTTTGTCTGCGGGGCTTTCATGCGTCTGTGCATTTCTAATGCATAAATAAATGCATCAATGCATTGACTGTATATGCATCCATGCATATTCTTTGTCTCAAGCAGCTCAAAAGCAGCTCAAAAGCAGCTCGAAGCAAAGCTCTTTAGTTCCACCACAAAGGCAGCGATGAACCGGCCTCAACGGTTCAGAGGGTTGGCAACTGACCCGGGTGTGCAGCGTAAAGCACCACAAGCAGTTATCCGGCGGGCAGGGACCGCGGTCGGAAAAACAATATGAATGGACCCGTACCGCGCCAGTAGCGCCGAAAGGTCAATGCGAAGGATCGCATTCTGAAAAGCCCGGTTAGCGCCGGGCTTTTTGGAATGCCTACCTACCGTCAGGCAACTCACGAGACACCGTTTGAAAGACACACACATCACTCATCAATCACCCCCAGGAGGCGTGACATGACAAACGAGCAACAAGCGTTGCTGGACATGCCGATCTGGCTCGTCATCGTCCTCGCCCTGGTGGGCGGGGTGTCCGGCGAAATGTGGCGCGCCGATAAGGAGGGCGCCCGCGGCTGGTCATTGCTGCGGCGCCTGGCCTTGCGATCCGGGGCCTGCATGGTCTGCGGGGTCTCGGCCATCATGCTGCTGTATGCCGCCGGCGTGTCGATATGGACGGCTTGCGCGTTCGGTTGCCTGACGGCGATGGCCGGGGCAGACGTTGCCATTGGCCTTTATGAGCGCTGGGCGGCCAAGCGGATTGGCGTTTGCGAAGTGCCGCCGCGAGATCCTCGCCAGGATCACTGATCACAAAGCCCAATGGAATGGCGAGCAGCGGTGCCGACCGGCATCCGACCCACAAGGACGCGGGTTTCCCAAGGCCAGTACCTTTCACTCAAGCCCGCCAACAAGCGGGTTTTTTATTGCCCGGTGAAAACACCATGAAGATCAGCCCCCTGATTGCCCAACTGCGCGATCACTGCCCAACCCTCGCCGGTCGCGTGGCTGCCGGCATCGACCTCGAAACGCTGCAAGCCAATACCCCGCTTTCAACTCCTTGTGCCTACGTGGTGCCGATGGCCGATCCGGCGGGCGCAAACGTGGCGCAAAACGTTACGAGGCAGACCATTCGCGACCGCTTCGAAGTGACCCTGGTGCTCGACACCACCGACGCTACAAAAGCGCTGGATCTGTTGCACGACCTGCGGGCCGAACTGTGGCGGGCGCTGGTGGGGTTCAAGCCCGGCAGTGATTACGACGCCATCACCTACGACGGCGGCGAATTGGTTTCCATCAACAGCAGCCGTGCGCTGTATCGCCTGCGTTTTTATGCCGAGTTCCAGCTCGGCCGCAATCTGCCTGGTCAGCCTGCGGAGAGCTGGCACGAACGTGAACTGGACGGTTTGTCGTCCTTTACCGGGGTCACCGTGCGGGTCGATGCGATCGATCCGGCGGACCCCAATCTGCAACGGCCAGGCCCCGACGGACGCCTGGAACTGACTTTCTCTGGAGACGTAACCCCATGAGCAAACGCATCACCGTGCTGCCGGCCCCAGGCCGTGCCGTGCCCGACCCGGAAGCGGGCGATCTGTTGCCCCTCGAGGGCCGTGAAGTGCCGGACAACGCCTGGTGGCGTCGACGTCTGGCCGATGGCGATATCACTACCAAAGCCGTGAAAGCGGCAAAACCACAGGGAGCCAAATAATGGCGATCGGATTCAGCAACATCCCCGCGGACATTCGTGTGCCGTTGTTTTACGCCGAGATGGACAATTCGGCTGCCAATAGTGCGTCGTCGGCCATGCGTCGTTTGATCGTCGCTCAGGTCAACGACAACATTGCGCCGGCCGAGGTTGGCAAACTGGTGTTGGTGTCCAGCGTGGCGCTGGCCAAAAGCATTGGCGGCCAGGGCTCGATGCTCGCTTCGATGTATGAAACCTGGCGCAAGACCGACCCGATCGGCGAAATCTGGTGCCTACCGCTGCATAACACCGAAGGCAGCATCGCCAAAGGCGTGTTGACCCTGACCGGGGCGGCCACTCAAAGCGGTGTGCTCAACCTGTACGTTGGCGGCGTTCGTGTTCAAGCAGCCATCGTCAATGGCGCCACGGCAGCTCAGGCCGCTACCGCGCTGGCGCTGAAAATCAACGCCTCGGCAGATCTGCCGGTCAGCGCGGCAGCCGTTGAAGGCATCGTGACCCTGAGCGCCAAATGGACGGGCGACAGCGGTAACGACATCAGCCTGCAATTCAATCGCCTGGGCAAGAGCAATGGCGAAGAAACCCCGGCCGGCCTGACCACGGCCATCACCGCCATGACCGGCGGTGCCGGTGTGCCGGATCAGGTCGCTGCGGTAGCGGCGCTGGGCGATGAACCGTTCGAGTTCATCTGCATGCCATTCTCGGACCTGTCGACCCTCAACACCTGGCAAGCCGTCATGGATGACAGCACCGGTCGTTGGTCGTGGGCCAAGCAATTGTTCGGTCATGTCTACAGCGCCAAGCGCGGCACCATCGGTACTTTGGTGGCGGCCGGTCAGATGCGTAACGACCAGCACATGACCCTCCAGGCACTGGAACCGGGCGTACCGCAACCGTTCTGGGTTCAGGCCGCTGCACTCGCTGCGCGCACATCGGTGTTCATCTCCGCCGATGCCAGCCGTCCGACCCAAAGCGGCAGCCTGCCAGGCCTAGACCCGGCGCCGGCCAGCGAGCGTTTCACCCTGACCGAGCGTCAGTCGCTGCTCAATTACGGCATCGCCACCGCGTACTACGAAGGCGGCTACGTGCGCATTCAGCGTTCGATTACCACCTATCAGAAGAACGCCTACGGCCAGGCAGACAATTCCTACCTGGACAGCGAAACCATGCACCAGTCGGCGTTCATCGTGCGTCGTCTGCAAAGCGTGATCACCAGCAAATACGGTCGCCACAAACTGGCCTCCGACGGCACCCGTTTCGGCGCCGGCCAGCCGATCGTGACCCCGAGCACTATTCGCGGTGAGCTGATTGCCCAGTACGCCAAGCTCGAACTGGAAGGCCACGTCGAAAACGCCGAGCTGTTCGCCGAACACCTGATTGTCGAGCGGGATGTGCAGGACCCGAGCCGGGTCAACGTGCTGTTCCCGCCGGATTACATCAACGGCCTGCGCGTGTTCGCGCTGCTCAACCAATTCCGTCTGCAGTACGACGACGCAGCCTGATCGCTGCCTTTGACTGTGTGATTTCAGCCCACTTCGCGTGGGCTTTTTATTTGAAGGGAGAAACACCATGGGTCAACTGATTGCGGGCACCTGCTACGTCAAAGTGGACGGCGCTCAACTGACTATCAATGGCGGCTGCGAAGCGCCGTTGCTGGCTGTGAAACGGGAAACCGTCGTACCGGGTTTCTACAAGGAAACCGACATCGCCCCGTCGTTCAAAGTGACAGCGCTGCACACCGCTGACTTCCCGCTCAAGCAACTGATCGCAGGCACCGACATGACCGTCACCTGCGAATTCAGCAACGGCAAAGTCTACGTACTGGCCGGCGCTTACCTGGTGGAAGAGCCTGTCTCCAAGGGCGACGACGCCACCATCGAATTGAAATTCGAAGGCATCAAGGGGACCTGGCAATGACTGGCGCCGTGAAGCTTCACGTTGCGATCGAAGCTCACGGCGAGCCCTTGACCGAACTCAACCTGCGCCGCCCGACGGTGCAGGAAGTTCGAGCGATCAAGGCGCTGCCGTACAAGATCGACAAGAGCGAAGAAGTCAGCCTCGACATGGATGTCGCGGCCAAATACATCGCGGTGTGCGCAGGCATCCCGCCGTCGTCGGTCAATCAGTTGGATCTGGCTGACCTCAACGCGCTGAGCTGGGCCGTCGCGAGTTTTTTCATGAGTGCGGCGTCGGAGCCATCACCGACCTGATTTCAGTCGCCTATGACCTGGCCTGGTTCTGGAAGGTTGACCCCGAACAGATGATGGCCAGGCCTTTGGATGTGCTCCGCGAATCGCTGGAGCACGCGCAACGGATCAATGCGATGCAGCAGGTGCAGTGATGGCAGACATGGAAAAGGAAGATAAAACACCGGTCCAGCTGACGGGGGGCGATGAAGTGCCCTCCAAGCTGGCCCGCCTTCGAGCGAAGGTTGAGGGCTTCAGAACACACCTTGAACAGACGGGGCTGGGCAAGCTGGACATCAGCGGTCTGTTCAAGGGTGGCAGCGTGATCACGCCCTTCGTGGACGGGATCAAGGCGTCCGCTGCGTTCAAGGGCCAATTGACCGAGGTCAATGAGGCCGCCAAAGGTGTCGATGTGCCGAGCGTACCGACCAGCGCCGCGCAAACCCTGAATGTGTTCAGTCGGTCGATGGAGCAGGTGTCGGTTGCCGCAAACACCGCGTTACAACCTGCCGTCGCGACCGTCACGGCAGGGATTCAGCCGCTGCTCATTGGCTTTGGCAGTCTGCTCAATGACAACCCGAAGCTGGTCGAGGGACTTGCGGCCGGTGCCATTGCGTTTTCGGCAATGCAAACCGCCGTGACCGGCGCGACCCAGGTTTTCGATCTGATGAACATGGTGCTCAAGACCCATCCCATCGTGTTGATTGCTACGGGCATCGCCCTGGCAGCCGGTTTGATTGTGGCCAACTGGAAACCCATATCGGCGTTCTTCGCCGGGCTCTGGCAAAAGATTGCTCCGGTCGTGATGCCCATGGTCGAGTTCTTCAGGACGATGTTCGCCTTCACGCCGCTGGGACAAATCATCAGCCATTGGGGACCGATCACCGCCGTGTTCGCGGCGATCTGGGACGTCATCAAAGCGGTGGCGACACCGATCATTGGTTTTTTCCAGACGCTTTTTTCCTGGTCACCACTGGGTTTGATCATCAGCAACTGGACGCCGTTGACGGGCCTGTTTTCGGCGATCTGGGATTTGCTCAGAGCGCTGTCGGTGCCGGTCATGGACTTTCTGCACGGCTTGTTCGACTGGTCGCCGCGGGAGTTGATCATCGCCGGCTGGGGCGCGGTCACCGAACTGTTTTCCGGGATCTGGGACGGCATCAAGGCCCCNGCNCTGGTGATGTACGGCACGTTGCGCAGCCTGTTTGACTGGTTTCCGCTGGAAGAGATCAAACAGCGTTGGGAGCCGATCACCGAATGGTTCAGCCAATGGTGGGACAAGCTGCAAGGCGTCGTCGCGCCGATCAAGGAATTCTTTGCCGGTGGTTTCGGCAGCCTTGTCACCCGTGTGACCGGCAAGGTCGAAGGCTTGACCGAGGCTCAAGAAAAAACCAATGCCGAAGGCCAAGGTAAGTTTGCGCCGGCGTTTTTTGGCGCCGATACCGAGCAACCACAAAGCCTGTCAGTGCTGCCCGGCAATCTGCCGCACAAACCCTCGATGCAGCCTGGTTCCCTGACACAAAACTCCAGCGCCCTGATTCAACAAAGCGCCGCCAACAGCCGCACGCAACTCGAAGGCGGCCTGACCGTGCGCTTCGAAAATGCGCCGGCCGGCATGCGCACCGATCAGCCGCAAACCAATCAACCGGCGCTGGCGCTCAATTCGCGCATCGGCTACCGCACACTGTCCCTTGGAGGTTCCAATGAGCTGGCGTGATCGTTTGATGCCGGCATCGTTTCGCGGCG